CACCCCGATTTGCTTTGCACAATCGGCGATGTCGCGGCCATTAGATAAAGCCTGTTTTACCACACCAAACGCGGCATTGAATGCCGCAAGTTCCGCAATCATTTTTTTACGCTCACCCTACCAGGACAAGCCGCCGATGGGTGAACTATAACACGATGAGGGTAGTGATAATACCTCTTTGAAACAGAATAAGGCGCGTAATAAATACACGCCTTATAAAACCCGCCAGGATGAGAATGCCCAAAGGCAACAAAAGAGAGATATAAAACGATCAACCCATTTTCATAAAGATCGATCCGAGCATGATGATGATCGCACCGGCCACCGAAATCATAATTGTTTCGATTCGTTTGATGCGAATAATGGTTTCACGCCAACGCTCATCAACCTGAGTTTCAACTCGAGTGACGCGCGGTTCCAAATCATCAATCCTCTTGTGCGCTTCGGTTGCCGTTCTCGCCATTGCCTTCCTCACTATTTAAGGACGCCATAAGCGCCTCACTGAAACCCTTTTTGCACATTATGGCCCGATCTAGTTCCATCTTTAGTTCTTGCTCTGTGCGCTGCGCTCTTTCAACCTGTGAGGCTAAATAACGCTGTTGATCGTTTAAATCTGTGTCGGCATCGTATTCTTTGCCGCCGATGGTTATGGTTGCCGCCATTTTTCGTCCTTCGTTTAGTTTGCTTCCAGTGCCGCCACCTTGGCTTCCAAGGTTTCGATTCGATCCATTGCCTCTTGCAATGCCTTGACCGCTTTTAAATATATCATTGTATATTTTACGATTTTTGTTGATGGCCCTTCGAGATCACCATCAACGTCTGGTTTATCATCGACCAAACCAGTCATTCCCGCCGCCTCAACTTCTTGAGCAATTACGCCCAAATGAGTCGGCGCATCATCACCCATTTCAACAACGTGCGATTTCATCCGATAGTTTCTTAGCTGAAGCGCCTTTATGTCATCCCATTGAGATGTTGCGTCAACAATATCTTGTTTCAGCTTTATATCCGATGGCGCTTGTATAACTTGCGTTGCGCTCATTATGTCGCCGTTGGCCTCAATACCCGCGACAAACTCCTCTGTTCCACCCACATTTGAATGAACTTTAAAAATATCTGCGCTCGTTGTGCCTGTCGCACGATATAATTCTTGAGTGACACCTGTCCCACCATTATGAACCGCAAATCTACAATCGCTTATTTCACCACTCGTCCCGACTCGAACTCCATCAATACCAGCGTTTGTCGTAAAAAGTGCGTGAGTTAAGTTAGGGGTTTCAACTCGAAACGAAATATCATGCGCACTTTGATTGACCACCACCTCATTTTCAGATGAATTTAAATTTATATCTAGTGCGTTCGTGGTTGACCCATCACGCAACATTTGAAAAAGCATTCGGCCATCTTCGCCACCATCGGCAACCGTGTTCATTCTGGTGAATATTCTGCCGATTGTCGCCATCTGAGAATTGTCATTTTGCTGACGAAATTCAATGATTCCGCCATTATCCGCATCAACCGGCGTTCCGCTTACCCGATCAAACCGCAAGATCGGCCCATCGTTTGGATCACCATCGCGGCATTCCAAAAGCAAATTCGGATTATTGTTTGAGTTGGAAATGTGCAAAACGGCATCGTCATCGGGTTCCGTTACCGCTGTATTGTTGGTCAACAACATCGCGTTTCGCGATGAATCGATGAACATGAAATTGGTGATGGTATCGGTTGAAACCCGAAAATCCAACGCCGCTGCGCTGTTGTTTATATATGTTCCATTTTGATTCATTGTAATGCGAGATGTATTAATACCGTTCAAAGTGGTTTCAATTTGCAACTCGCCAGCTTCAGAACCATCGGTGATATTTCTTGCGATACAATCAAAACGCGCGAATGTTTTGATTTCATCCGTTGAGTTTTGCCCTTGAAATCGTATCGATCCAAGAGAATCATCGTCGTCCGGTGTTGCTGACAATCGATGCATCGTCATGATCGGCCCATGCCCCGAATCGGCATCCGTCGAAACAAGTGCCAACTGCGTTGAATTGTCGGATGTGACAATATTCACCAAACCGCCATAATCGGTGTCAACATCCACTCCAAAATTGACGAAATCTCCGCTGCCGCTTGTTGTGATTAAATTTGCTTTTCCAGTAGACGCAACTTGAAAATTCACATCATAACGACTGGCGTTCACAAGAACCCGCCCATTGTCACCGCCTTCATCCCCTCTCATTTGGATTGCGTTGGTTACAGAACCATTCGCCAAAAACCGCAAATCCATGCGGCCATCCTCTGCGCCATCTACCGCGCCTTGAATAAATGTGTGAATGTCGGCATATTGAACTTTCTCATCGGCATCGTTTTCGCCCGAAAAATAAATGATGCCAAGGTCATCATTTACCGCCGGTGATGCTGAATTTCTATAAAGATCAACAAACGGCCCATCCGCGCCCCCATCGTTGTCACTTCTGATCATGAATCGAGTTCCCGCGCCGGTTCCCGAAATGGTCAAATCACCAGTGAACTCAACATCACCAGTATCGCCGGAAATATTCAAAAACCGTGAATCCGCATCGGCTTTAGAATAAACATCGATGTTCGTTCTTGCCGCTGCCGCTGTGGTTGCCCCTGTGCCGCCCTGAGCGATAGGAAGCGTTCCAGTGTAGGCAATCGGCCCACCGCCTATATTGATCGACCACGCGGTTTTTGTGCCACTCCCAGCGTAAGCCACCGCGTTTACGGTTAATGTGGTTCCGCTGTAAGCCGTGACGATCCCATCTATCCAATTCGTTGAAACCGCCGCCGTGTCTGCAATCCTTAACGGTGTTCCGACTTGGTAAGGCTTGGAAGCCTCAACCGTGAATGTCTTTGAACCCGTGCCGATTGAGTTTGATGTGGTTGAGGTGGTGGAATAAATTTGCCCCGCTTGCGTAACAAAATCCTCAAAGGCATCGGGCAAGCCATCAACGTAATTGGTGCCTTCGAAATCTGTGAGCGTATAGGTGCGACCGTTAAGAGTGACCGGAAATGCCATGTTTTGTTTCCCCTAGATAAGTTCCTCGACCTCGATTTGTCGGCCATAAAAGTTGAGTGCCGAGTTCACGATCGGCGATGTTTGCGTGATTCTACCATAAATATTTTGTGTGATCCACGTTGTCGGTTCATCCGGTTGAGGAATGATCAAAATATCTTGCGCAACCCCGCGCAATCGATCGATGGCATTGAATACGTTTTGAAACATTTCATTTTCCGGTAAGTTGATCAACTCAAACCGAATCCGCCGGAAACGCTCGATTTCATCAACAAAGGTTTGCCCCCCGCGTGATTTGGTGATTCTGGAATCATCCACAAATTCGAACTCAACGCCATTGGCATAATTGATCGAGGGTTTATACGCTGGCCCCGCAATCAATCGACCGGCTTGAATATATCCGTCAGTATTGTCCGGATCGGAAATATCAATCCGCAAATATCGCGCTTGAACCGGTGATGATAAAACCGCAAACGTCGAGATCGTATATTGAGCGGCCACCGTGATATTCAAATATCCGCCCCAAGAAAACACACCCCAAGGCAATGTTCCAAATTCCTCGACGATCGGCCAGGCATCAATCAAACCGGAATCATAAACCGTTGATGAGAAATCAGAGGCATTCGAAAGCCGCCACCGGATTTTTCCGGTTTGCGAAATGGTATGCTTAATCAATGCCGCGAAATCAACAATTCGCCCTTGACCGAAATCAACATCGATTTGAGCGGTGGTTTGCGTATTGCGCCAAATCTTTACAATTTGCCGATCTTGCAAATTCGTGATCGGCAATGTTCCGACCGCATCATCAACCGTTACCGTTCCGGAGTCGGAATAATTAGTCGAGGAAATGATCATATTGGTTGGCATGTTTTATCCCCACAATTCCAATTCGACCTCATTTACCGCCGCATCCTCAACGATAGAAATCACCCGAAACAATTTGCCGCTTGTCAAATTATACCGACTAAATGTGATTTTTACCACATCATTCAGCTTGAGGGTGTAAGGTTGGGTTTTAACCAATATTCGATAGATGTCGCGCTGCGTTTTGTATATCGTCAAAAGCCTTGCCGCTTCCGTTGCCGCCGGTGATGATTCCGCAAATAATGCCGGAATAATGAGCGGATCGGAATTTGGATATGGCGTTTGGATGGCCGTGTCGGTGGCAATGGCAACATCGGATTCACGAACCAGGAAATCCCGTTGCGCGGTTGTGATCGAGGCACCGAAATCCGTTTCACTCATCACCCGATAATTCTTTTTAAAATTCACCCGCGCTTGATAATTCGGAACCGCCGAGGCAAGCCGCGTGATCTCGATGATGTTTGTCGAATCAAATTCCGCCGCCGCCGTTCCGGTTGCGAGTTCAATCCGGTTCACCTCGAAATCACCCGATCGATCAAATCCATAATATGCCCCGACTGTGTTTGCGATTTGATCGAGAACCTCGAGGATGGTGGTTGTATCCGGAACATAAACGCCAACCGCTGAACTATTGTCGGTGTTTAAATCCGAAAATGAGGTTGTGTTCAAATCGCCTGGATCGGTCAACCCGCCATAATCTGTGACAATGTGGCGAATAATATCACCGGCGGTTTCTTTATAAGAACCCGATGGCTTTGAGCCTTTGACGTCTGCCGTAATCACACCGCTCGGCGCTGAAACCAGAGTGAACCGGCCATTCGTTAAATCAACCGTGTAATGGGTTGTAAGAGTCAACGCGACCCCGCCATCATAAACCGCAACGATCGATTCGATTTGCCCATTGTGAACTTGATAAACGAAATTTGTCGCATCAACCAAGATCGGCTCAATGTTGAAAACCTCGCCAAAGCAGAGCGGTTTCGGTTGGTTTGCTAGGTTGCTCGATCCCTCATTGCCACCGGTTCCGGCATAAAGAACCGAGGGAAAATCCACATCGAAATCGGTTTGTCGATCGCGCAAAATCACCCGAATGAATAAATCATCGAACTCGATCGATTTTGCCTCGCCTTTGAATATGGTGAAATAATATTGGAAATCCGCTCCGGATTCACCGACTCGAACCTCAACCGATCGGCCATCCCATCCATATCCCGACCAGGCATCGAGAAAACCATCGGCATTCGTCAAAACCAATTCGCCAAAACCAGGCACCGAAAAGCCTCCGAGCCGCTCCGATGCAAACATCGATCTTGAGAATGAAATCGGCTCAACCAATCTCGGCTCGAATATTGTGTTCGCCGGTGTATCGGTTGGCTCGGTGACAAATCCCTCACCGGAATAGTAGAGAGTCAATTCGCTCGCACCGCTCACATCATATGGCTTGAGAATAACCAGATATTTCTTTTTTGCATATGGATCGGCAACTAAATCCGCGAGAGTAGTGGCAACCATTACGCTCTCGCCCCCGCGAGTTGACCGGCTGACATCGCGCGGCTGAGTTGCCGCCGCAAGGTGATGATTTCCTCTTTCATATCATTCACCGCGCCAATGAGATCGGACGCATTGCCCTT